GGCGGTTGCGGATGTACACGTCGCCGGCAAAAATCAGGCCGTCGTCTGCTTGTCGTGTCATGGTTTCCTCCTAGGGTTGGATGATGACGGTGGTGGTGAATGAGATGGGATAGAAGGCGTAGCCATCGTTGTATTCGATGGCGGGGCCTGCGGTGCGGACGAACGGTCCTGTGGTGTATTCCGCGCCCGCATCCCAGCCGCCGAAGCTGTGCTGGATGGCGGCCAGCACCGCGCCGACTTCGTACAGGCCGCCCCGCGCGCCGGCGTAGCTTTTGGCCAACACGAAGGTAAAGTACAGCCGTTCGGTCGTCTTGCGCCCGTTGCCCGCGCTGCCTTCCGGCCTGCTGCCGCCGTAGGCCACGTACACCGCGCCGTCGAGCGGGGCGGCCTTGCGGCGGGCGGAGGCGGTGGAAAGCAGTTCGGCCAACTCGCCGACTTCCTTCACGGCTTTCACGCCGGGAACGGTTTTCAGGCGTTCAAGTATCAGCGGGTAAACCGCCAACGGGTTGTCGTGCTGTTTAAGTCTCGTCATGGTGCGATCAGGCCGTTGAGCCAGTCCTCCAGCAGGTGGTCGATGTCGCGGTAGTCTTTATCGGACAAACCGAGGAATGGTCGGGCGGGCATGTGCGCCGTGCCTTCCTGCAAATAGGCGGCGTAATTCATGACCGAGCCGATGATGACGCTGTCGGCGGATGCCTCGTGCGTGATACTGGCCAGCAGGTGGCCGTGGTCTACCAAGATGCCGCCGCGCCCGTTTTTCCGTTGCTTCGTCTGCGCCGAAACGTCCGCCCACTTCACGCCGTCGGGGGCGGCCTTCTCTTCGGCGATGCGGTGGCGGGCCGAGGATTCGACGATGCCGCCGATGGCGCGCAACGGGTCGGCCAAGCCGTCAGACAACGTGCCGGCCAGCCTACCCAGGCGTGCGGACAGGCGGGACAGGTCGTGGCGGACGATCATCCTCATGATTTGAGCCACTCCCGCAGGTCGGGTTCCCGGTTGGCGTAGACGGCATAACGGCTGGTATCTGCCGCCGTGCGTGTCCCGTCGAGCATATTCGGGTTTTTAACCACGGTTTTAAACCACGCCACCGCCGCCCGGTAGCGTTCGTCCACAGCCTGGTTGTAGCCGTCCTCGTAGAGGTAGTAGCGTGCGATGTCGCACACTTTCAGCTTCAGGACGTGCGGTACGGTGTCGAAGGACAGGTTCGCCGCCTTCAGGTACGCGCCCGCCTCGGCGTCGGCGTCGGCAATGGCGGTGTCCAGCACGGCGTAGTCTATGCTGTCGTAGCCGTCGCGGCCGGTGCGTTGCGCCAGTTCGGTTTCGCCGAAGCGCGTTATCATGTCCTCGCGGGTAATCAGCATGGTTCTTCCTGTTTTCAGACGGCCTTAAAGGCCGTCCGAAGGGTTAGGCGGTCAAAGTGGCCACTAAATCCGGGCGCAATACCAAGGGCAGCGGGTTGGACTGCATTTCCAAGTCGTAGCCTTTGCCGAATTTCATCGGCTCGCGTTTGGCGTAATACGGCAGGGCGACGGTATTGACGGTTTCGGTGTAGTTCGCGGGGGCGAAATACTCCTCGTACAGCCTGCCCGGGCCGGTCGGCAGCAGGATGGCTTTGTCGTCGTCGAGTTTGGCCTTGCCGAAGTTGCCGGTGTAGTGGATGAAGCGGATGCCGTTGTGAACGAACTCTATCGGGTTGATGCCGTCGGCTTCGCGGTAGGCCGCGCCTTCGCGCCAGCGTTCGTACAGCGGTTTGACGGATTTGTGGTACTTCAGGGCTTCGATAAATTCAAAACCGCACAGTGCCACCCAGCCCGTTACCGCCGCACCGCGCAGGGCGGAACGCTGTTTGGCCAAGGCTTCGTCGATTTGCCTGCCGACCTCGGTCGTTTCCGTAGAGAGCTTCATGTTGTAGCTCTTGCGGGTCAGGCCGAACTCTTTATAGATATCGTAGATTTCGCTGCCGTCGGCATCGAGGATTTTGCCCAGCAGCGCGCCCAGCATCAGGTGTTCGCGGGTGTATTCCAAGTTTTGTTTGCCGTCGGCCAGCTTGGCCTCCACCTTCGCCATCACGGTTTCGGCCTCGGTCGTGCCGAAGGCGCGCAAACCCTGTACGTCTTCCGCCAATACGGAATCATGCACGGGCAGGTGCGGGATGCGGAAGGTGCGGATGTTGCGGTTTTTCACCGGTACGGCATCAGGCGTGCCGCCGTTGCGCGGTTTGGCCTGCACCAGCTTCAGGGTGGTGTCCTGCCGCTCGATATCCACTTTGGTATCGGACAGGTAGACGGGTTTGAAAAGTTCCAAATCGCGGATTTGGGTCGGCGTGGCCTCAATGGTGCCGATGGCGCGGGTCAGGGCGCGCAGGCCGAATTTGCTGTTGTCGTCCAGAATCATGTTTCTGCCTTTTTAAGAAGTTATGCGGCGGGCGTGCCGGTGTAGACGATGCCGTAGGGGTCGCCGTCGGCTTTCAGGCCGTCGAGGTTGCCGCCTGCGGAAGCGGCGGCCTTGACGGCGGCATCGGCCACCAGTGTCAGGTCGATGATGCAGTTGTGCGGCTGTACGATGACGATGCCGTCCTGCTCGTCGGTCAGTGCCAGCAGTTTCTTGCCGGCGCGCGGGGCGTAATCGACAAACGTGCCCGCCTTCGTGCCTTTGGCGGCGGCGACGGGTGTGCGGGTCAGCGGCGTGGCCTCCCATTTGAGGAAGTCGCCGACGACGCGGCCCAAGGTTTCGGCTGTGGTTTTCGGATCAGACATAATTTTTGCCTTTCACGGTAGAGATGGAGAATTTGCCTTCGGCCTCCTGTTCGGGCGCATGGCCGTCCGACAGCAGCACTTTGGGCAGGTCGGCGGCGGCCTTGGGTTTCAGGTCGGCAATCATCGCGGCGGCGGCTTCGGGGTCGGCCGACAGCAGCACGGCCAGCGTGGCTTCGGACAAACCTTCAAACTTGCCGTCTTCGCCTTCCTTAAAGCCTGCGGCGGACAATTTCGCTTTGACCTGGCTTTTCTTGGCAGCCGCTTCGGCTTCTTTCAGCTTTTTCTCGGCTTCGGCTTTTTCGGCCTTGAGCGTATCGACTTCCGCCTTCAGGTCGTCAAACGCTTTCTTTTCTTCGGGTGTCATGGATAACTCCACAGGTTGTTTAAAAATATCCGGCAAGGGGCTGCCGTCCGACAACACCACCGCCTCCGTCTCACTGTCGACGCCGACGGCGGTAAACGACACTTCGCGCACGGTGCAGCGGCGCATAACGACTGCGGGGCCGTGCACCTCGCCGCCGTTGACGGTCAGGGATGCGCCCGCTTCCAGCATCTCAAAGGATTCCGCCTGTACATAAACGGACATCTCCCACGGGAAGCCTTGGTCGGCCGCTTCGGCAATCTGCGTGCCAAATTCGTTCGACAGCAGGCTGCCTTCGGCAATCAGGCCGTCCGCCGTGACCGACAGGCGGCACACGCCCGCCATCTTGACGGGCGAATGCTCCAGCAGGACGGGGACGGACGCTTTGTGCCGCAGCCCTTCGAAGTCGACGACGGTCTGCGTGCCGCCGTAGCCGAACGGCTTGCCGCTGTTGGCGGTGCCTTTGAAGGTGCGCACTTCGTCCGCGCGGCCGGCCAAAGCGACCGGCAGGGCGGCGGAAAGTTTGATTTCGAGGGGTGTTTTCGTATTCATGCCGTCATTGTTACAGGCAAAACAGCGCGTTACGGGCAGTCTCACTGCATCAAGTACCGACAAACAGGCGACGGGCATAAAAAAACCGCCTTGCGGCGGTGGAGATTTTTTACGGCGGGCAGCTTGTCGTATCGGGGAGAAACCTGCTTTAAACCCGCTTTAAAATCGCGTCAGATTGAATTTATCGGCACGGGCGGGGGTATGTATCCCCTTGCGCCTGAAACGGCCTGCAAACGCGGTTTTGCAGGATGGATGAAATAACGGAGATGCGCGGCTGTATAACCTGACAAAGGCTATATTGCCCGATAGCTGTAAAGAGGCTGTAAAGCGCGTTTTTTAGGGCATACGGGCAGTAGGGTAATACCAAACCCTACCTAAAGCGTTCAAATGCCGTCTGGCACGTTTTTCGTGCGCTTTACCAAAAATGGGTGAAACATGGTTTCACCGAAGATTAAAAAACCGTCCGAACCTGTAAGGACTGCTTACATGTGGGGACGGCTTCTGTGGCGGGCTATATCAGGCGGCTTTGGCCATAAATCGCGGGTCGGCTTCCAGCGCGGCCTTCAAGTCGGCTTTATAGGGCTTGATCCATTCGGATTTTTCGGCTGCCTCAAGTATCCAACTGCTTACACGATTGAAATCAGCAGCGGACAAATCCGCAATCGAAAATACGCAGCCCGAAAACTCGCCCTGCATTTGGTCGGCTGCTTCCTTGTCGATTTCAGCAAGACGCGGGTACAGATAGTCCAACAATTCGGACGGGGCGGTTTTCCCGCCTAAAAATACTTTTACTTCGCGGCTGACATACAGTTCAGACGGCATGACTTACTCCGATATTTTTACCAATAAGCGGACTTTATCCCGCTGTTCTTTTGGCAATGATAACACATACTGCAACAATTTATGCCGGTTCGCCGCATTCAGATGGCGTAAATCAAGCGGGACAATATCGGCTTTGTCGAAATGCTCTTGAATCTTGTCAACCTTCCCTTTCCATGCGTCGGTGGTATGTGCAAAATAACGGTTCATCAATTCCGCATGGTCGGGATTTTCGGTAAACATAAAATCCAACGTTACCCATTCTTCGCGCGGCTTGCCGTCTGAAACAATCAGGTAATCGGCTTGGCCTTTACCTTTCTCCACTGCCAAATCAAACACTTCCAGCCTGTCTCCCGTGGCTTTCTGCCACGCGGCGGCGGCGCGTGCCTCGTGGTCTTTCGTATTGTTGGCAGAGCGCTCTTTGGTAAGTCGGCGCACTTCATTCTCCGACACTCTGTCCGGCAAAGCCAGCACCTTCACCGCATCCGAAGGCATCGAATACCGCTTATCCAGCCATGCCTCACGCTCGGCAATCATCTCTGCCAACGCGGCCTCGCCGTGTTTGTCGCCGAACAGCGCGTCCATCGCCCCCTGCCTGTCGCCGTGGTTGTGGGCGAATGAGGGCGTGATGTCGTCGGGAATCAAAACCTTCTGCCCGGTGCGCGGGTTGGTAAACTCGACCATCTCCACATCAGGCTCGCCGCCGATGCCCTCTTCTTCCGCCTGCCGCTTCGTCAGGGCGGAAACGGAGCATTTGCAGCCGTAGCCGTTGGGCGGAAAGATAACTTTCCAAATGTCGTGTTCAACCGGCAGGACTAAGCCGTAGTAGCGTTTGTGGCCGTCGCGCGGGTGTCCGGACGCGCTCTTGTTGTAGCGCAGGTAGGGCAGTGCCTTTTTGTTTGCCTGTATCCTCTGCCACTGTCCCGCCGCAAAGGCGGTGCGCATGTTGGTGTCGAAGATGGTTTTCAGACGACGCGTGCTGCCGAGCTGTACCAGTTTCGGCTCGCCGTCCAGCGGGTCGGTCATGATTTGTTCGCCCCACCATCCTTTGGCCATTAAATACGGTTTTAAACGCTTTTTAAAATCGGCAAACGCCGTGCCGTTTCGCTGTGCGGCTTCGATGGCGTCTTTGACTTCGGCAAGCATATCCGCGTCCATCATCTTGGCGACGGTAAAGGCAAGGCTGTGCTGGTACAACCATACGTCGTAATGGCTGAAGCTGGGCAGGATTTTCTTGGCTTTGAAATGCCCGAAGGCGGCTTTATCGACCAGCCCCGCGAAGCTGTATTCAATCCCGTCCATCGCCCGCTCCGTCAGCCCAAGCCGCAAGGCCGTCTGAAACCAAACGCTGAATTAAGAGATTGTCGCTCTTGCTCAAATCAAGTTCGGACAATTTCGCCTCAAATTCGGCGTAGTCTTTGCAGCTTTCCAGCAAACCCAATACCGCTTCCATTTTCGGACGGGCGATTGCCTGCTCCGCCGTATCGGGCGCGTGACGGGCAAGGCCGTCAGACAGGCGCAGGCTCATTTTCGCGTCCGTTTGCTGCGGCACGGCGGGCGGTTCGCGCAATTTGAAGTGCGATTCTTCAAAGCCCAGCACGTCGCGGTAGTATTCTTCGGTCAATACCAGCTGCCCGGCGTCAAGGTACATTTTGTCGCGCTCGGCACGGGTTTTGTCTATCCGCACCTCGGCTTCAAACTCGAACCACACGCCTTTCGGTGCATGAATCGGCCTGCCGTAGGCATTGTTGATCATGACGGCGGCGTCGACGAAATGCTGGGCGGCACGGGAGAGCATGACCAGATAGGAGGCGATGCGTTCGGCACGGTTGTTTTCTTCGGTTTCCTGCGCGGCGCGGCTGCCGGTCTCAAGGTCGCTGGTCTTGACCTTGCCCAGCAGGGTTTTTTGGATGCGGGCGTTGGCGAGGTTTTCCAGCCGTTTGAAGGCCTGGCCGTCGGCGGTGTTTTGCAGCATCTTCACATCGTCCTCGCGCTCGATGCTGACTGCGCCGCCGCCGAGAAAGTCGATAAACCGCCGCATGAAGCCGCGGTGCTCCTCGTCCGTACCGGCGTTGATTTTGGCCACCATATAGGGCTGGGCGTAGCGGGTGATGAATTGGGCGGCAAAGACGAAGCCTTTGCTGCGCAAGGCGACGGGGGCGTACAGCCGCGCGGCCGCCATTTCCCCGGCCGGGTTGGTCGAGGTGGCGCGGTGGGTCAGAAACAGGTACATCACATTGGTGTCGCACACCTCTTCGCCCGCCGTGCCCCGGTACATTAGGCTGCCGTCGCGGTAGGGGACGAAACGTTCCAACTCGCCCCGTTTACTTGATACGTTGGCGATGCGGATGCCGTCGTCGTCCTGCGCATAGACGTAGCGTGCCACGCTGTAACCGTTGAGGCGCGCGTCGATGACTGTTTCCGCCAGTACAACCATATGCTGCCGCAGCATTTTCCACAGGCGGTCTTTATCCTCTTCAGACAGGCCGTCGCCGTACAGCCGCCACGGCTTGGCCAACATGGCGGCGCGCAGGTCTTCAGCACAGGCGGCCACCTCATCGTCGGCGTAAACCGCATCGAAGGCGTGCTGCCTGCCCACGCCGAGGCGGGCAAGCAGGGTGTCGTTGCCCGTCATATCGGCAAACATATTCGACAGTGCGTCTTCGGTGGCCGCGGTCAGGTGTTTGACGGCGGCCTGACGTTTTTTACCTTGAATCAATCCGAACATTTTTTACTCCTCAGGCCGTCCGAAACCTTTTCAGACGGCCTGACAAATTAAATGGTAAAAGGCACAACGGGGATTTCGTAAGCCCTCATGTTTTCCGTTGCGCGGCCGCTGGTGGCCGCCATCCACAGCATGTGCAGGCCGTCTGGGCCGTCATCGTGGGTGGCATCGGGAAACTCCCGCAACTGCTCAATCAATACACGCTGCTCCGGTAACAGTTTGATAAATCCGTTGGCAAAATGCGGCTGGATACTTTCAATTCTCATCACTTTTTCTGCGCTTGGTTTGACTCCGCGCGCAGGAACATGCGCCCCCTGTTTTGCCGCCTCTTTAATCAGCTCGTCTTTGAAAAACTCTTGAAACTGTACGGTCTCGATGACCCACAGCAGGCAGCCGTATTGCTTTTGCAGTCTGATGACGTCCTGAATAATCAGGCTCGGCACACGTTTCTTGATGGATGCCTCCACAACAAACAGCGTGCCGGTGGCGCGTTGGTAGCCGCCGACAAGAATGGCGGACGGATCAGTGCCTTTGCCCTGTTTGCCCAGTGAAGGATCAACCGCACCAAAATACACGACATCATGCGGCAGGGTGCGGTAATAACAGTTGTCCAAATAATCAGCAAAAATCGCATTTTCGGGATTGCCCGGCTGATTTTGATATTCACAGTTAAAAACATGGATACCGTCGCGGGCGCGGATTTTCATCAGGGCGAGCAGCGGTCGTTTGCTCCAGCTCACTTCGCTGCCTTCCAACATTGCCGCTTCGTTTGCTTCGTAAAACGCCTGAGCCGCCTTTTCGTTGGCGCGGTTTTCTTTCGGCGTGTTACGGTAGATGTTTTCCCATTCCGCCCACAAATCCATATTGACAGGCCACTTCATGATGGCGGAAAAGCGCACACTGCGCCAAAACGGATTTTTCAACACACGCGCCAATACGCTGTCCAAACATAAAATCGTACCGACATACAAAATGTCGCACTTCGCGCCCGCTCCGCCCAAAGGATTGATAACGCTGCCTATCCACTTGGTCAGTTTGTCGCGCAGGCGGATGTTTTCGGTGTGTTTTTCATTTTCCAAATCGTCGAGATAGACCGCATCGGGGCGCACCTCGCCTTTTTTCGCGCCGCGGATGCCCTGTCCCGCACCATAGGCTTTGAACTGGTTATTTTGGCGGGTTCGAATTTCTCCGATACGCCATACCTGCCCCTGCCCACAGACTTCGGGAAAGTCCAACTGCAACGCAGGATTGTCTGTCAGTTCGGTTTTGATAGCTTCGACGATGGCGTCGGCTTGGTCTTCGGTGTCAGACACAATGATAGTATTGTGTTTGGAATTACGGACTTCCCGCCAAAGGGAAAACGCCTGTACGGTCAACGATGTTTTCGCTTCGCCGCGCGATGCCGCGCAACCCTGCAAGACCGACTCCGGTTCTTTTTCGATTTCGGGCAGTTCTGTGTATGCCCATGTATGGAAAACAGATTCGCTGTCGTCGGGGAAATAGTGCGGCAGATAAGTCTTGCAGAAAAAACGGAATGCTTCGGGCGTACACTGCATCACTTTGGCGCGACGCTCGGCAATATCCGCAGGTGCGGCAGACAATCCGATATCCGCCGCACTGATGCGCCGGTTGATGTCTGCCCGTATGGCGGACATTCTGGCGCGCAGTTCGGATTGGCTTAATTTTCCCTGCATGATTAAAACTCTTTCTCAATGACAGCTTGAAAGCCTTGTAGTACCTCATCAAACGCAGCCAACATATCGGGATGCCGGTCTGCAATATAGGCAAACAGTTTTTCGATGACTTTAATGGCAACCGCAGATTCCTGTATTTCGGGCAATACCCGTTTGTTTGCGGCCACGGTCTTGGTAAACGCGTCGGACAGGCTCGCCAGCAGCTTTGCCCGCTCCGATGGGGGCAATTCCTCGACCGACGTGTCCTGCAACATCGTCATCGTCGATTGGTACTGCACCAAAAAACCCGCCAGCAGCGAGCGGCTCAAGTCTTCGATGCCGCCGCCCCCCCAGGCGGAGGCGGCGCGCACCCTGCCCCACTCCGCGCCTTGCTCCTTGGCGGCACGCTTCCAGTTACGGGCGGTAGCCGTCGGGATTTCGCACATCGTCGCAGCGATTTCGAGCGTTTGCCCGTCGCTGACGTACAGCCTGCGCAGCTTTTCGCGGGTTTCTTTCGGGTGCGCCATCGTTACAGCCCCAGTTTGGCGCGGGCAAGGGCTATGGCCGCCGTTACGATACCGCTGGCCAATGCGCCGGACGCGCCGCCGACCGTTGCCGCCGTGACGCGCGTGTCACGGTGGATTTGTTTGATTTCATCCTCCATGCCGTTTTGGCGGTTGAGGATGTCGTCCTGCTTGGCCTCGATCCGCGCCAAAGCCTCTAAAATTGGGTCTTTCATGATTTGTCTGCCTTTTTGTCCAAACGGTCGCGCAGGCCGTCTACTTTGGTTTCCAGCCGTCCGAGTGCCTCCATGACCTGCTTGGCATCCGCCCTGGCATCGGCCTTGGTGGCATAGTCGATTTTGACCTTGTTGATTTCGGCCAGCAGGGTTTCGCGTTGCGTCCGGGCCTCCTTGAGGCCGTCTGAAATGCCTTTCACCCAGTACCACAAGAGGGCGATTAAAAACGATATGGCCAGCCCGAACACATACTCGACCGTAATGGGGGTATTGCCTGTCATTGCGGGATGTCTCCGAATATCACGCGACACTGGATGCCCGCCTCGCGGCGGTGCGAAATGACCAGGCCGCCGCCGTCCGTTTCGGCGTCAAATTCCGCCGTCAGGGCATGGCGCACCCTCTCTTCCGTGCCGTTTAAATCATCATCCGGGTATTCGACGTTGAACACCACGTCGAAGCCGCGCGTCATGCGAACGGTGTATTCCAGCCCCAGTCCGTCCAGCAGGGCGGAGACGCGCAGGATGAAGGGTTCTTGTTCGCGGGCGTGCGCCAGCCCCATTTCTAGGTTTGCATGGCAGACGGACAAGGCACGCTGTACCAAATCGCGGTAGGTGGTCATTTTGCTGCCTCCTGGTGACCGCCCGCCCACTCACGCCAACCTTGGTTGAGCAGTTCTAGGGTCTTGACGTATGCGCCGAAGCGCACGCCGTGTTCCAAGAGGTCGGCCGGACTGCCCGATGCCGGTGGTGCGGGACGTACCGGCACTTCCCACAATACGGCGGGTACGGGCGGCATCACCGGCCGCTCCACCGTTTTAATCGGCGTAGCCGAGGGCTTGGTTGTAGAGGCGCAGGCTGTCAGGGCCAAGGCCGTTAATACAGCCGCCGCGCGCTTCATCTTGTTTGACTGTCGCATGGATTTTTCCCCGTAAGGTTTCACTTTGTCGGATCAATTCGTTTTTTGCCACCGCCAAAGCGCGTGTCTGCCGTTCGGCCGATTCCTGCCGCTGCCGCCATTCGGCGGCGGCCTGTTCCAGTTTTGCGTTGTGCGCCTGCTCGGCGGCCAGTAGCCCCGCCACCTGTTCGGCACGGATGACGGCGATTTCCGCATCCTTCTTCATGGCGGCCGAACGGTATCCGGTCTGATATGTACCGCCGATTAGGGCGGTCAGCGACAGGGCGAGTACACCCCATTTCATCAAATCACTGCCCACGCTCCGCCTCCGTTTCCACCTCTTGCCGCTTCACGCTGACAAACGAGCGCGCCACAGCATAGCCGCCGACGATGCCCAAATACACCGCCCAAATCTCCGCCGACGGGTCGGGCAACATCACAAATTTAAACGTCCCCGCCGCACAGGCAACGTTTGCCCACAGTTTTGAGTGAGAAATCCCACCTGTCGCCGGGTTTTTAAAAATATCAAAAATACGCATTATTTATCCCGTAGGTCGGGCATTTATGCCCGACAAATATCAGTGCTTTTTTTTCACAATGATTGGGCGGTCGTAATAACCATTGCCGATACAGCGTGTTTCAATCCGGACTTCCCAATCATTCGATAGCAAATTCAGAATCCAACAAATCAGACGCGCTTTCAGCATTTTTTCGCCTTGCGTTTACGCGCCGCCCGTTTGGCAGCGGCCACGCCTGACTTGCCCGAACGCAAGCTCGGATGCTGTTTCAGACGGCCGATACGCTCCGATGCGATCACCCATTCGGTGTTATTGGTAGACAAAGCCGCAAGGCACAAAGCAATCAAAGACTTTTTCATTTTCAGACGGCCTTTCCATTAACGCCCAACTCGCGGGCAATGGCCGTCGCAATCGCACGGCAAATGCCCCATTTTGTAGCCTTAAACAAGGCTAAATCCGCATCGTTACTGATAAAAAACGGCTCAAACACAATGCCGCCCGCCTGTGCATAGGCCAAACGGCTGTGCTGCCCCGCGTTGTCCGGCTTAAACCCGCCGTCGCCGCGCAGCTTCCAGCCGGTCGTATCGGCCACGGCACGGCTCAATACCTGACACCAACGCTTGTTTTTCGGCGTACTCAATGCCTCGATGCCCGTCGCTGCTTTGCTGGCAGCAGCGTTAGTGTGGAACTCAATCGCCACATCCGAGCCGCGAATCAGTTTAACCGCCTCGCGCAGAGGCAAATTTCCCTTGCCCTCGCCGTCGGTTTTGACCGTCAAGCCGTAGTCATCGCGCAAAATAGATGCCACGATATTGCGCATATCCTGCGCCAAGTCCGCCTCGCGGTCGCTGCCGTTCACCGCGCCCGGGTCGGTGTTGCTGTGGCCGGCGGTCAACGTAACGGTTTTTGTCATGATTGCTCCCGATTGGAAAATTAAACTGGTTTAAAACTCGCCTGATTATGCCGTCCGCACCGTAGGAGGACGGGCGGCAGGGATGCAGTAAGCGGGCTGCGGGCGGATAAAAAAAGCCCCGCAACGGGGCGGGGCAAAAAGGGATGGATGTCAGACAAAGAGTAATGATTGTACATCGGGAGGGGCAGGCACGGCATCGGGCAGCTTCAGGATGTCCCACACCCGCCGCGTGGCCAAATTGTAGTCAAGGGCAAGGTTGTTGATGGCGAGGTTGGACGACATCCGCCCTTCGCGGGTGTAGTGGTCGAAGTCGCGGCGTATGGCGCGGTTACGGATGGCCAACATCACGTCGTAGCACTTCGGAATTTGAATTTTATATTGTCCGGCATAGGCCGTTTCTATCTTAGCCGCCGCGGCCTCGCCGACATATTCTGACAGCACGGCATGCAGGACTTTACCCTGCTTGGTTTTGTTCTGACCGACCGGCATCACCGTACCGCCCAAGTGTTTGACCAACACAAAGGCCGCTCCAAAACCCGCCACCGTAATCAGTGCCGTTACCGATGCGGGCAGCAGGTGGGCAAAATCCCTAAAATCCTGTTCGCTCAAACGTTCGTAAGCCATTTATTCCTCCGTCTTCTTCTTTTTACGGTTGGCGGCAATCTGCAAAGCCGCCACCAGCTTGTGCAACTGATCATTGTCCAGATACTCAACTTTTTCACGGCCGAACATCCGGCGCGCCATCGCATGCGCGTAGTTCCAGTGATAGCCGCCGTCGGCGAGCAGGGCTTCCACCTTGTCCATCATCGCAGCCGCCGTCGTGCGGCGCAGGTGCGGCCTGCCGTGCTTCTCCCGTGCCGCAGACGTAGACGGCTGGAAGCCGAAGCGGCGCATTTCGGCATCCACACGCTCCAGCTCGCCGATATCCATTACCGCGCACGAGTTTTTACCCGTGATGCGCAGCAGCATGGCGCGGTAGGCCTCTTCGGCCATCCCCAGCTCCTTTTGTGCAATCTTGATTTTGGCGATCAGTCCGTTTCGGCTTTTCATGACTAAATACCATATCTAGTAAAATAAATGCAATTATACAGTAATTTAATACCATATATAGCATTTTACAGATTATTGGCAAATAAAAAAAAGGCCGTCTGAAACAGGTTTTTCCCATTTCAGACGGCCTCCTTTATTGTCATGCACTACTGCCCGGGCTGCGGGGCGGGATACAGTTTCTGCGTGAACGGACTATACAGCGTTGCCTGATTCAAATCTTTCAGGGCATCCACCGTCAGGCGCAACAATTCGGCGTTGCTGTCTTCAACGGCTTCCAGCAGGCCGGCCAAAGAATCTGCGGCGGCAAGGGCGCCAATCAGGCGGTAGTAACGGTCTTCATCGATAATGTAGCAGGCATTTTTAATGACGGCGTTTTCCATGGCTCAACCCTCCAAGCCTAAAGATTGCTGCTTGCCGGCCAATGCGGCCGCACGGCCTATATTCGGGTTTGGCGCATACTCCAAAAAGCCCAAATCGTTGAGTTTCTTCAGGCGGTAGGACACCGCGCCCGGATTGAGGTCGAGCAGCTTGCCGATTTCCGACAGGTTCAAGCCCATGTTGCGGTAGCGCAGCAGGCACAGCATTTCGGGCGCGGCCTGAAAATACGCATCCTCCAGCGCGTCGATGCGCCACAGCACGGCATCAGGCAGGGCTTTGGCCTGCTTCTCCATCTCGATGAAGTAGCGGCGGGCTTCGCGGCCTTTTTCGTTGCGCTCCACCATGCACAGCTCTTTGGCCATATCGAGGGATAACAGGTAGCTTTTGCTTTCGGTTTGCCAAAATCCGCGATTGCTCAAATTTGAGATTTCGCAAAAATCAATACCTTGCATGAAACCATAATCAGAAATTCGACGTTTAATCCAATCTCTAAATTTTGTTTCCACTCCTAAAAAATCATGTAAATCTTGAGCATTTACGAGCGATTGAGTTTGATTGTCGAGCTGACCGGAAACGGTCGGGATAAGTTGAGTCATTTGTTAGTCCTTTTTGAGAGGAGAGTTGAGAGATACCCGAAACGGGCGGCCAAGTGCTCAAAACCGTACTAACAAACGGCGGAGTTATTCCCTGCGGGGCAGGTCTTGTATTCCTCGCACACTCGGCCATAAGGCTGAGATTCAGCGCGGCCCGTGAAAGGCCGTCTGAAAAGGACAGGCGCAAAAAAAGCGCGCTGTCGGGGCGTGATTTCCGTGTTAGTAATCAAGGTGTTTTGAGCACCTGAAATTACTTTACGGCAAACGCAGAATCATTGCAACTGTTTTTTCACCGCCCGTTGCGGATGCCGCGCCAAATCCACCAGACAAGAAGCGGAAGCAGCAGCATGATGGCGAAAAATACGAATCTGAACCGGTCTGCGGTTGACAAGCTCTTAAAAACAGCGAGCAGTATCAATACCGAAAAACCGATGGCTATCTGTTTGATATACGGGAAAGCGAGTATTTTCCTTTTTATTTCCGCTGCTTTTTGCACTATGCCGACAGGCCGGCTTGCAGCGGGATGCTTCTGCGGCTGCGCCGCATATGCGGCAGGATCGGCGAAAAAATCCGTTTTATATTTGATACTTCTGTCCCAGTCGGCAGAGACCCAAGCCGAATCGCCCGGGAAAAACGGCGGCAGCGATTTCAGCCCGCCTTGGCCGTTTTCGGCGGTGTGGTAGCCGCCCATCATCAGGTAGGCCATTTCCCTGTCGTCTTTGCTTTGTTCGGAGATGCTGTATCTGAACACAAGACCGCTTGCAGCACTTTGTTTGGTTTGGCGGATGCTGCTTGCCCTCGCCAAAACGTCGCGGACAAGGGCTTCGCACTTCGCCCTGAATTCCGCCGCGTGGTAGGCTTCTTCGCGCTCTTGCAGGGCAGCCTCCACATCCGCTTCAAAATCCTGCAAATCCGCTTCGGCGCAGACCTTTTCAATGATTTCCGCCTTGCGGGCGGGCAGCTTGGCTATGCCTTTCTGCTTCGCCAGCCTTTTGATTTCGGGAACGGTCAGCGTTTCTAAAAATTCTTTCAGGGTTTCCGGCTCTTGCGGTTTTTTGTCTAAAAACCAGTATGCAGACGGCCGAATGTCATATTTCTCACAGAAAGCAACGCATTTATCAAAATCCCCCCATTCGAAATCCCGATAATCCAGCAGCTGCGCCAGCCCTTTTGCAGCAGAATATGAATCTTCTATATTGCACAGCAGCTGATGTACCGCGCCTGTTTTAAACAGAACGGGATTCAGGCTGTATTCGTCCACCAGTTCGCTGACGGCCTGCCTGCGGCAGTTATCCTCATTCATTATCATCACCCTTTGTTAAAAAGGGTTAATGCTATTATAGAAACGAGGCAAACGGAAGCGGGCTTCGGGTGAAACCCGCTTGGATTTGCCGTTTCAGACGGCCTAATGTCTACGGATGGGCGGTGTCATCATCTGCGCCGCCTGTATCATCTTGCTGATTAACACAGCCGTTTGCTGCGCGCCTGTTTTGTCTTTTGCATCATCTATCGGTAGGTCGCCCTTGAAATTAACGGCGGTGCCTTCAGGCATGTCTTCGATTTCAATAATGATTTTTGCCATGTCTTTACTCCTGCCAGCCGCCCAATAATTCGGCCAGCTCGTCCAGTATGCCGGTCAGTGCATGAGCCATGATAATTTGCGACGCAAAGGCATTGCCGGCGGCATCGTCGCCTTGGCTCTCGGCATCCTCCTGCAAGTGGTCTAGGTAGCTGATGCGCTTCAAGGTCAAATCCTGCGTCAGCACCAATACCACGCTCTCACGCCATACCAAGCCCAGTTCGACCACGCGCTTACCGTTTTTCACATGCTGCACCACCTCTTCGGCGGTTACATCTTCGCGCTTAATACGTACTTCCGGTGCCATATCGCCCGCACCGACCAAAGCCACGTAGTCGCCCAATTCAAACTGCCCGTCGGCCTCGCCGCGCAGCAGCCATTGGTTCATCAACTCAGATACGGAGTGGCGGGTAAAGGTGGGGTGGGCCGGCAGTCCGCCCAGTGCTTCGCGCAGGTGGCTCAACAGGGTTTCTGCCTTGGTACCAGTCTGGTTAACCAGCAGATAACCACCGTCCAACACGGCTTCGGTGTGGGAGGCGCGGATAAAGGCGCGCGGCAGCAGGTCGTCGATAATCTTCCTTTGCAATTCCTGCTTCTCTTTGCGCCCAATGCGGCGGCATTCCGCAGTTTCGAGAGCCTCTACCTTTGCTCTTAATTCGTTGTTAATTACCGCGTTCGGCAGTACCCGTTCTTCGCGTTTCAAACGGATACGTTGTGTTTTGTCCGCGCTAAATACCATTTCATTTATGACCACCGGCTCGACAAACCCATCGTTAAACCAATCCAGTCCGCTGGGCGGTACAAAACGGTACTCTTCCAAGGCATCAGCTAAAACGGCCGTATCCGGGGTTTCAGGCAGCCGGTAGGCTTTGCATTGTTTAAACCACATCTTTTTGCTCCTCATCGTCGGTTACACATTTGATACCGTTTATCCAGCCATCTCGGTAATCCGCATCCCCGTCGGACACCCGCACGGCATGGGATTTAACTTCATCCCAATCCATATTTTCAGATGCCCAGTATTCGATTTCGTATTCATTCTCGGTAAACAGCTGCTCTGTTTCAGCTTTAGCCATCTCGCGGTCTTCGCCGTTTCGCTCAACGTAATAATCCGTCATAGAATCGGCAATAACCTGTACCGGCACGCGCCACACCGAAAAATCGGGCATTTCTACCAATAAATATTTTTTCATCTCACACCCCCTCCAGCACTTGATCGTGCGGCTCAATGACAAAAAACTCCTTGCCCAGTACCAATTTGATGCCCGGCACCTGACCGTCGGCAAACAGCTCCTGCTCGTTGAGGATGGCCTCTTTGTTGACTTCGCGTTTTACGCGCAAAAAGCGGGATAGTTCGGCGTTGCCTTCTAACAGAGCCACTACGGCATCCACCCCCGACACGCTCACTTTGGGCGGGTTTACGCGCCATTTCACGATGCCGGTTACAAAGTCGGCAAACTTAACTTTGCCGCCGTCGGTAATAGCCATTCGGTTGGCTTCGCACCATAGCTGCACGCTGTCTTGCAGGGCTTCGATGCGCTCGTTGAGCGGGGCGGCATCGTTGGCGTACTTCTCCTGCAATTCGGCAATGCCGTCATTCATGGTGGCGGCTAAACGGTCGCGTTCACGGCTTAAATCGCCGATTTCGCGGATGTAGGCCACCACGTCGTCTTTGCTCTGCGCTGCCACTTGGGCGGCTTGTTTCAGTCTGGTTTTCTTGGTTTTTGCTACCATTGCTTTTTCCTTTCAAAGATTTCAGCGATTTTTTGATACAGTTTTTTCAGATTTTCCCGTCCCCGGGCTTTTTCTTCCGGCGTGAGCTGACGTTTGTGTTCCAACTGCGCCAGCTCTTCCCTTGGCGGCAGGTGTTTAATCAACATTTTGGGAGCCGGCCAGCGTTCGATTTCCGCCAGCAAGCAGGCAAATGCCCGAGTAACGCGCCCAGTATCCTGTTGCTCATCCCATTGGATGGGCAGTGAGGCAATCGCCTCCATCCATACACTGGCCGTCAGCTTGATACCGTCGGCGGGCGGCGCACCTTCCAGCCGCAGCATCATCAGTTTTTGCAGCCCGGTCAGCAGCTCATCGCTGACAAACTTGGGCAATGGCTTACTCATTTTTCATTTCCTCCAGTTGTTGTACGGCATCCACTACTTTGCTTCCCCGCGGCCGGCTGCCGCCACTAATGCTCGAGGTACCTGCGCCACCGCTGATGGATACGGACGCTGCCGCAGCGGCCGACGGCTGCCATTTGCTGACGATTTCGTACAAATACCCATGAGATTTAAGCGGTGTTTTCAGACGGCCTATATCGCGGGCAGCCAGCGTTTCGGTAAAGCCATGTATCCATGCCGCCGCAGGGGCGGGGTAGGACACGCCGTCGCGTTCGACGGTTTCGGCCTTAATCGACGGCATCAACTCGTTCAACAGTTTCGCCGTCCGCGACCAGCTCAACTGCGACTTGGCGGGGCGGAACAGCCCGATATAGCGGATGGCTGCCTTGCCCAACTCGGCATCCATATCCAACACGGCCTTGAGCACCGCCGATGCGTCGGCATCGTTGATTAAGGTATCCAGGCTGTGCACCGCGCCGCAGTTAGGGCATTTGATGTTCATGACTCGCTTTCCCATAATGTTCGCCGTTCAACCGTCTTAACGGTTTTGACGACTTTCCGTTCCCATATTCCGCAGTGGCGGCATTTGCGTGATTGCTTATTGGCATAGACCCATTTGTGATGCCAGTTAGTTAATGCACACCCTCCGACACGTTCGTATTCATCCCATCTGACTTCGGCGACAACCTCCGTTTCAGGGGTTCTAACAAAACAAAATGTCTCAACTTTTTCGGAGCCGTAACAAATCCTGCTACCAATAAAGTCTCCAAGACCGTCATCAATAAACCAGCCGATATGCCAGTCAAATCCATCTTTAAACTTAACAATTCGCGGATAAGCTCCTAAAGTTTCACGCAGTTTGGATTTTTTCTTCAAAAACCGGAAAATATAGCCAATGTATTTAGGGTCTTTTTTCGGGTTGAATTTTTCGATATTCATTGTTTATCCTTCCCAACATCGCCACCAGCCTGTACATTTCCATTGCCTTTCCACTCTTCCATCACATCATCCAATGCTTCGCGGTAATTGCTTCCATAGCCTCTAATGCCATATTCGGTTAAGTAGCAACAGGGCTTTTGCCCATTTTGTTTTGAAAATTCGGCTGACCCGACTTCCATCAAAAAATCCAGTCTTTCCGTATCCTTTACAGCCTGTTTAAATTTCGGGGAAAAATCCAAAACACTAGATT